TTTTTGCTCAAAAGCCATAGGGGTTTGAAAAAATGGACAAAAATAAATGTCCAATTTTCAAAACCTAGGGTATTTTGGGAACAACTAGTTTTCAAAACGTGTTTTACAGCATAATGCTGTAAAAACATTTTTTTTACATTTTTTACAAGACCATAATTTTGTGAGCATAAATTTAATTTTGATAAAAAAGTATTTAGGAACTTTTTTTACTAGTCAATATATAGGAACGATGACTAGTGAAAATAGTGAAAAAAGTTCAAAAAAATATTTATGTGAAATATGTGACTATACTACGTCACGCAAGAGTCAATACGAAAGACATTTATCAACCGCAAAACATAATGGCAAGGAAAATGCTAGTTCGTGGCAAGTAAATGCTAGTGAAAAAGTTCCAAAATCCTTCAAGTGTATTTGTGGAAAAGAATATAAACACGACTCAAGTTACTACAAACATAAAAAAAAATGTTCATTTGTAGACAATTCATTGAATAATGAAGAAAATATTTCATTAATCACCGAAGAAATAGAGGAAAAGTACGAAGAAGAAAATCCAATGAATGCTACGATGATTCTTGAATTATTGAAACAAAACAATGAATTTAAAGAACTTATTATTGAACAAAACAAGAAAATTCTTGAACTTGTAACAACTAGTAATGTTACAAACAACAACAACATAACTAATAACACTACGAATAATAATAAGTTTAACTTAAATATTTTCTTGAATGAAAAATGTAAAGACGCATTTAATATTACTGATTTTATTAATGGTATTAATGTTGGGTTTAAAGATTTTGAGAATTTTGGAAGACTTGGTTATGTTGGCAGTATTAATAATATTTTGATACGTGAATTAAAAGGACTTGATGTGTATAAGAGACCCATTCACTGTAGCGATTTAAAACGCGAGGTAATTCATATAAAGGATAATGATACTTGGGTAAAGGACGAAGACAAAAAGCATATGAAACGCGCAATTAAATTGATAGAGCACAAGAATATCAAGTTAGTCCCAGAGTGGTTAAAAGCAAATCCAAAAGCAGATGATATTTCTACGAAAAAACATGAAGAATATATGAAGATATTGGACAATTCAATGGGAGAGATCAAAGACGAAGACAACGAAAGAAACTACGATAAAATAATAAGAAATGTGGCAAAAGAAATACTTATTGACAAAGAGAAATAAAAAATGAGTCAGAAGACCCACTTTTTATTTTATTTTTATATTTTTAATTAGCAAAATTTAACGACATTTTTTCCAACAAATTTCTGGAAGTGCTTCTACATTCTTTGATGGTGGAACGGCACAACCCACACTCTGTGGTTGGTTTTCTACTTGACTTGATTTGCCTAACGATACAGTCTCCACAAAAGGAATGTTTGCAACCAAGTTGAACCGCATTTTCTTTCGTCATCTCGGAGTAACAGATTGGACACTCTTCGTGGACTTCCGTTTCTACCTCAACATTGTCGTTAAGTGTAGGTAGTATTTTTGCCGTTGGTTGGACTAGTTGGTCTGGATTTTCAAAGTAACGCGGACGATAAACTTGGAACTGGAAGTCAATATTAGCATTTACCCACTGACGAATACGATTCATATCTAAAAGATTACGACCGCTTTGTTTGATGATACTGTCCAATTTACGCATAGCATAACGCATTACTTCTTCAGTTGTTACAATTCCAGCAAGTATGTTCGCAGCGTATATTGCAAGAATGGGAACAGCATTTGTTGAACGGTCGTTTCGCAGTTCATTTATAGCATATTGAACGTAATGAGCATGCAACTTTTCTTGGTATTCATTACGTTTTGTTCGCGAGTTTGTGTCCAAACTGTTTAACTTTGCTAATATTTTGTATTCGCTTGTTGATAAGTTATCTAACCACCTTTTATGAGTAATCTCAGAATGTGGGTGGGTCCTTAAATAACGGCAAGTCGTCAGATACATAAACTGAGCACATCGGTGTAACTTGTCAATATCTGAGTGAGTACAGTTGCGAACTGTGTGCCCGGGACATTCACAAAATGAACAACGGCGATTTGTGTTGACGTTGGTGCGAGGAACAACAAAAACACTGTTAGACTCATTCACTAAGTCAATAACGGTTATCTGACTTGGGGTACGGTCAATGACAAATTCAACTGGTTGGACTTCTTCATCATCGTGGGTGTAGGCAGTGGACATTTTCTTTAAGTAGTTTTGAAATAGTTTATTTTGGGTGGTTTAAAGAGGACCGTGAAAAAAGTTTTCAATTTTTTTTTCACCGCGGTTTAAACGGTTTGTACCCTAATTTTTTTCTTGAATTTTTCTTCATTATCAAACAAATATAGTTTATAGTTCCGTTTTTCGTACAAATCTATAGGGGTGTTGGTAAAAACGCGAGTAGTCAGTTTCAGTTCTGGCAAGTATACCGAATACTCGTCCAAGTCTTGTTCTTGAATCCTCCCCTTTTTTGAAAATGCGTATCCTTCATGTGTCTTCTCCAACAATTCTGGTGTTGTGCTACATAAGTGCAACAAGTCGCAGTCTGTTTGAACTTTTTTAATTGCTCGTGTTTGGTTATTGATTAAATCTATGTCTTTTCTCCAAGAGTTGAGAAATAAGATTGCTTCGGTAGATAGTTCAACCAACCCCATATTTTGTTGAATCTGAATCATGTTCAATAAGTCAACCAATCGTCTTATCGGTGATGTAATGTGAATATATGCGTCCATATTCATCATGTCGTGTCTAATTGGTTCATCTGTTGTTCTAATATCAATATATTTTCCAGAGAAACTTTGAATCATTTTCAAAAATTTTGATACGTCTTCCGGCAAACTGTCAAGACTAGATGTATTTGTGGAAGGTTTCACAACTACCGAACGAAATATTCCGTTCTTATGAGAAAGTAATTCTTTTGCGCAATAATAATTCATAAATATCATCAAGTACTGCACAACATCGTGACTATCCGCAATATTATCCATATACTGGTGTTTAGGAGACAAAACATTTTTCACATAATGCTTCAACATATGATATTCATTATCTTGTAACAAGTGTAGTTCTTCATATACATAATTTTTATATAGTTTCACTTTAGTATTCAAATAATTTATTTCATATATTTCGTTCGTTTCATCTGATATAAATACGTCCATTGTAAATGCAAATCGCGAGCATTTTGTTTGAAGACTGCACAAATTATCTGATAATATACTCGGCAACATGGTTCGTTTTTTATCTGGTAAATAAATCGTAGAAACACGGTTCGTAAAATCTTTCCACAACTGCAACGCATCAATCCACAATGTAACGTTGGAAATATAAATACTGAGTTGAGTAATAGACTCACCATTGGCATTCGCAATTTGGCGAATACTGAACGCATCGTCAAAGTCAACACTTCCTTCGGGGTCTATGGAAAACACTTTCCAGTGAGTTCTGTCTTCTATGTCGGGGTATTTTTCACAAATATAGTCTGTTAACTCTACGTGTTGTTTTATCGTTTTCAATGTATTCTTGGTGAATTTTTGTAAACTTGCGTTTACATTTTTACAGTATAACTGGTATTCATAAAAATTCGTTAACTCATCAACTTCACCGATTAGTTGATGTATGATACCTACTGGATGTTTTTGTGACCATTCCGCAAATACAATAGTAACATATAAGTTGGTAAATACTTTGGAAAATCCCATGTGTTTCATTTCATATGGCACCAAGAAACTTGGTATTTTAGGGTCATCCGGAATACATTTGTACAAAAATTTACCGTTGGTATGTCGTCCGTATGTTTTATTCCCTTTCAAAATAATTACCCCGGGTATAATAGACGAACGAACCGTTGACGATATTAACTCTATGGTATGGTTTTTGTTTGTAACAAACATATCACCGTTGAATAACTTGTGGTCTGTTGGTGGAACATAAATATTCACTGGTTCTTTGGTTTCATCGCTGGATTTATAAATCACCCACTCACAGTACAAACGGTCTTTTACTTCTATTGTATAAAGTGTCATTTCTTAAGTGTATATATGTTGCTATAATTTTGTATGCCTAGAGACAAAATTATAAATTTTTATTCAATTTTATTTTAATTTGTATCATCATCACTATTTTCATCCGTGTTTTCATACGCGTTGCTGTCTTCAGTGTCTTGGTTGTCAGAATCGTTGTTTTGTGTTCTTGTGTCAATTTTTTTTGCAGTTTCTACTTTGATGTTTTGAACTTGTAGTGCGTGCATTCCAATATACGGTGTAATTGCTAAATTATTCATATATGTTCTATAATGAAAACAAGAAATACTTGAATCTTTACCAAACTTAATAGAATACCACCAGTAAGCTGGAATGTGAATTGTTTGTCCTTTTTTTATAATAACGTCTAAACATTTTATTTTGTCAAATTCTGCAATATATTTATTTTGAACTGCCCAAGGATTCACTGGAGACCTAAATTCAAAATTTGCATAATCATAAACAGTGTATAAATATTTTGAACTTTTTGGTGGCGCTAATTTTATTTGCACACTTCCTTGTGTCACTAGGAAAAAGTTACGGTAATTTATTTCATACCGAAATGGAGTGACTATATTTTCCGATCCCATCATAATGTCATAGTTACAATTAGACAACATAGGTGGTCTTAGAAATAGATCATTGTACTGCATATTTTTTATTACACCAGTTTCTTGTAAGAAGTCTCCATTATTCTCTGAAAAATACACTCCGTTTTTATCTTCATTGAATAATTTAACTGATGTATGTAATGCTAAAGGCATATAAATCTCACTATTGAAGTCAGTGTCATTTGTATTGCGAACTTTAATTTCAAATGCTTGGTAGTTATTACTTAAAAACCCCTTGTTAGTTGTTTGAGTTATTTTATCACAGTCAAAATAAAATATTAATGGTTGTCTTATGTCACATAACTCCTCTAATTTATCTTTATTAGACGCATCATCTATTTCATAAACTTCTAAATCATTACTAGTTTTTAAATGGAATTGTATATGAAGATAAATAAATAAAACAATACAAAAAATAAAAAATCCGAAAAGTATTTTCATACAACTAATAAAAAAAAAGATTTATATATTTTTTTTTATACTTATTATAATGTATTTTTAATCCTCGCTTTTGGGTGCCAAGTAAAAAACACAGTGACTGTCTTTTCCTAAATCATATTTTATCCTCAACGGCATATCATTACTGAGTGAAATGTTGATATCATTCGCTAATTTTGTATTGATACACATCTTGTGTAAGTAGTTCAACCCAAAACAAATATTCAATGTTTTTCCTTCTTCCGACAGTGCAAATTCAGATAGTTCTTCGGTTGAAACTTCTACATTCATATTTCCATTTGTACCATCTGACTTGAATACAATTTTTTCTTCACTAGAACAAGTAATATTTAACACATCTCCAAAAATATTCAACTGTGTAATAATATCACTTATTTTTTTTGAATTCATACTAAAGTCTACATTGTAATCTATTTCTGGTACAGAAAAGTAGTCTTCTTCTATTTCGCAAAGAGGTATATTAAAAAATTTATCAAAATCGGCCTTTTTGCCTTGGTCGTTTATACACTTGATATTTATTGTTTCTGGGTCGTTTTCGTATTCCAATACTAGAGAATGATTATCCGTTGTCATTGATATAACCGTATGAAACATATTCGTATTTACACATATACTTTCTTGGTCACCCTCTGCTTTTTCATATGTACTAAACCAGTCGCTCATTATTTTAATTTCAAACAAACAAATATGACATTTATCCATACCTTGAATATACATCTGGTCATCTTTAAACATTATATTAACTGCTGTTGTACAAGACTTGACTAAATGGAATAAAGAAATAAATAATTCTTTTTTCGTTTTTTCAGTAATAGATAATAACATTTTTATTCGTTATACTTTTATTATCTATTTATTTCTAAATTGTATTTTATTAATATTTTTGATACCGTGTAATATATTATTTTATAGTTATAATATAATATGAAACTCATTTATTTATTTGTTTTTATTACACTTATAGTTATACTACTTTTAGGAAGAAGTATTTTTTCATCTGTCAGTGCAGTTAGTAATTCTGCAAGTTCTTCTTTAGGACAATCTGGCGGTAAAAAATCAAGTAACTTAAGAACTTTATTATTTGTAGTTCTTGCAATTTTTACGATAGTACTGATAAACTCTTATGTTGAGAATTATTTTACTGCATAAATTTAAATAAATAACATTCCTAGGTCGTAAGATGAAATAGTATGTGTTTCACTGTCAATTACAGTATTATTTACAGAATATGTTTCATTTGCTGCTGGTTGAGGTTCCCAAGGTATTTCCCCAGACTCCCAGTCTTCTTTATCATCTGGTTCTGGGTAAATTAATATATTTTTAATTTTTTCTGATTTTTTTATTAAGTCTTTAATTATTTTTTTCAACTTTGGAGTTGGTTCAATATACTTATCTATTCCGCAACTACTTCCAATACAGCGTTTAGAATTTGTTTGCATAAAACATTCAACTGAATTTACTTGCCATAGAAAAAATACTGTTAACAACGCTAAATAATGCTTCATGTTACAAAGATTCGTAGGTATATATATAATATAAACAAATTATCTTTATATTATATCAACGGTAAATCAATTCGTTTCCATTATTTTTATTTTTTTTTGAGTGTCCTTGTCAATAAATATAGAAATAATACTAAATAATTTTGAAAATACAAATGGTGGATTATAAATATAACAAGTTTTTAATTTTTCTGGAAATGTCTCCTTCATCACTTGTGAAATCTGTTTAATAAATAAATAGTATTTATCAATATCCACTAAAATCAAGTATTGTATATTCATATGAATTACAAATTTATTGTACTCTTTCAATACAGAGTGCATTATATTTAATAAGTAATGTATTATATTATCGTAAGTTGTAATACTGTGTTTGATAATATATTTGAAATATATGTAGTTTAAAATAATGTGGTTCCCTTGTTCAACGTGACAAAAATCATACATAATATCAGATGCACTCGTAATTTTTATATGTATGTCTATATGGTCTTTATTTTTTCTACTAAAATACGTTTTTAAATGTTCAAAGTCAAATTCTTCATCACTTGTATATGTATTTAAACTAGTCGTCATATTATAAATATATATTAATAATTGTTTATACATATTTAGATAAATAAAATTATTTTATTCCGAACTATCATTTAATGTGATACGTCCATAGAATTATTTTGTGAACCTTCTTCTTCATTGTCAGAAGTGAAATCGGGGTTGTCTTCATTTGGAACTTCTCCATAAGTAGTCTCATAGTCTCGTACTATTATTATATCATTTATGCGAGTTCCACGGTCATTTGAAGTAATATTTGCAACATAGTCAAATAAGTCACTTAATATTGCACTACTCCGCCGATTGATTATTTCTGGTAAAGGTTCTTCTCCTTGTTGGTCAAGTATAACTTCACCTTCTTGTGGTCTAACTCTTACTATTCGGTCATAGATAGAGTCTATAATTATCCTTAATTGGTCAACATTCTCTTCAGTTAAAACTCCTTCTGTGTAGAGGTTAAAAACATAATTCCATAAAGTTATCATTCGCGTCATTACATTATAAACAAATTCTGGTCTTGTATCTTGTTCAATAAATCCTAGGTCTAGTATTCGTGTTATTAACTGATTTACTTGTTGTCCTACATCTTCTTCATTTTGAACTTCTTCTGGAGGTACTAGCATTTCTTCATCCGAATCTTCTCGTCTTTCACGATTTGGCGCTTCTCCTCCTCTTAATTTTTTTGAAATTTTATAATTATTTTTACGAATGTTACGTTTTTGTTTTCGTTTTGTCATTTTTTTTTTTGAATTTTTCTTAGATTTTTTACTCTTAATGTTTCTTTTTGGCATTATAATATAATATAATATTTTATTACATATTATCCAGTCCTTCTACTGACTCCGCATTCATTAACTCTTGTTTGATTAACTCTTTTAAATTAGTAGTTTGTAAATTTTCACAAGCAATTTCATCACAACATTCATCATCCACATTTTCTAAAACAATCATTTCATCGCCGCCATCTTCTTTAAATGACTGCCCTCCCATCATTGATGGTGCCCCATGAAACATAAATGATTGGTTAAACATCTGTGGAATATTATCATCAAAAACAATATCGGTTAATTTTTTATTTGTTTCCATTGTGAAACTCTGTAATTTCATCAATAAACCTTTCAGTTCTGAAACATCATCCTTCAACACTTGAATCGTCTCGCGCATTGGTTCAATTTTTTCGTCAGATACGTCTTTAATAATTGTTTCTTGTACCATTTGTTTAATAGGTGCCGTTGTATTTTGAACAACTGGCGCTACTTTTTGTTTTTCAATCAACAATTTCTGATTCTTTTCTAAAGTATCTAGTCTAGATACAATACTGTTAAATACATTTTGGTCAACCATTCGCATATTTTCGTCGTACATTTGTCCGACACCTTCGCCGTCACCCCGTGGTTCATTTGGTAAATTTGAAACAATTGTTTCTACACGTCCTAAACGTAGAGTAATTAAAGCAATTGCATCGGATACTGATAGTTTAGGGTTCATTGGTGGTTGTTGTTGAAGTTCTGGCATTCCCGGTCTTCCACTGCCTACTCTTCCGGGTTGTTGCTGCATTCTTTGATTTTGTTGTTGTTGACCAACTGGTTCTCCAGCTCTTCTTTGTCTTGCGGATGCATTTGCTCTATTGGAACTCATCTTACTTATAAAACTTATACACAATATGTTTTTAATTTATTTACGCATATTATTTATTAAATGAATTACATTTTTTCTTAAGCAACCATATTAAATTTGATTTGTGGATGACTTTGATAATTATTTACTTCAAAATCTTCCAACACATAGTCATCTATGTTTTCTCTCACTTGTCTAATTGATACTGTTGGAAAAGAATAAGGTTTTCTCGTAAGTTGGGTTTTTAAACCTTCTACGTGTTCTTCATAAATGTGGCAATTTCCTTTGAAGTAAACGAACTCGTGCGCTTGTAACCCACAATGTTTGGCAATTAAATGTGTTAAAAAACAATAACTTGCAATGTTAAAAGGTGTTCCTAGCGCTTCATCATTACTGCGTTGAAACAATGCACACGATAACTTATTGCCTCCGTGTACATTAAACTGACATAATATATGACAAGGGGGCAACGCCATTTCATCCAACTGACACGGGTTCCAAGCAGTCATCACCAGTCTTCGGGAGTTTCTTGTCTCCGGATTTTTCAACTGGTCTATAATGTATTGTAACTGGTCTACACCGTGTCCCGAATAATCTGTATCACAGTCACGATATGCTGCATTAAAGTGTCTCCACTGGTGCCCATAAATTGGTCCCAAATCTCCTTCGCGACGTTCTGTTAAACCACGACTATCTAAAAAATTACGAGACGCATTACCATCCCAGATATGCACTCCTTGCTGAACCAAAATATCGTTGCTGGTGCTACCCTTTATGAACCATAAAAGTTCTTTTAAACAAGTCTTCCACGCTATTTTTTTAGTGGTCAAGATAGGTATTTTTCCATTTTCAAGAGAGAAACGCATAGAGTTTCCAAAAATAGCATAAGTATTTCCATTGCGACCAGATTCAAGACTTCCATTGGCAATTATGTTTTGAATCAATTCTAAATATTGTTGTTCTTCTTTATTTTCATTTAGAAGATTATTTTCCATTTCCAGAGATGATATTTTAAATTACTTTTTAGTATTAATTTTAAGTGTTTTATTTTTTATATTTTTTAATTTTATTTCTTGTTATAAAATATGGATAGTTTGGAAGAAACCAGTAAAGTATCATCAAAAATGACATTTTTTAAATATGTATTTAATTTTGACGAAGATTCAAAACACGAAATGATGAATGTTGTGCAGTATGCAGTTCTCGCAATTATTCCAATAATTGTTTTAAATAAGACTATGCAAAAATATGTACCAGAAGCCGACGAAGAAAAAGGCAGCGCCGAAATTTTAGCAGAAATTATTTTTCAGATTGTTTTTATGTTTTTAGGACTATTTTTTATTCATAGAATTATTTCTTACATTCCTCGTTATAGTGGTACCAAATATCCTGACTACCACGTTGTTTTTAACATTTTATCAACTTTACTTGTATTATTAAGTCTTCAAACAAAATTAGGTGAAAAAGTAAGTATTTTATTTGACCGTGTCGCAGAACTATGGGAAGGTAAAAGTGAAGACGACAAGAAAAAAAAAGATAAGAAAAAAAGCAAAGGTAACGTGAAAGTGTCTCAACCTATCTCACAAGGTCAAAGTGCTGTAATCAACCAGTCTTTATATACCGGTAATACTAATATGGGTGCAAGTAGTGATGGTACTTCTATAAGTCAGTTACCTATGGTAGCAACTCAACAACAACAACCAGACTACAACTCAATGTACCGAAAAGATACAACCCCATTGGTTGGCGCAGCTACTCCCGGTTTTGAACAACCCATGATTATGGCCGCAAATGAAGCTCTTGGCGGCAGTGCATTTGGTTCTAATTTTTAAATTAGCACATAATTTTATGGTATAAAGATTTATTATATATACATATACAAAATGGAATTTATATATGTATTAGTCAGTGACGGGTGTGAATGGGAAGATATGATTGTATTTTTGAGTGAAGAAAACGCAATAAAAATGTCAATTAAATATCCTAGTTGTAGAGTTGAAATTTTTAGCAAAAAAGATATTGAGTCTGGTTATACGTCCACCTACAACTATTACCAAAATGGTAAATATTTTCAAAGTTCATAGTTTGTTTCAATATAAAAAATATATTAAATATTTGGCAAGTTAATATATATGGACGTTGAACAATTATTGAAAGCGTTAGACAATGATGAAAATGAACATTTAATCAATATGACAACGGAAAAATTAAACAATATGAAGAGAGAAATTTTGACCGAAATACAATTATCACCCCAAGAAGTGGCGGAATATATGCAAAAGTTGAGAGAATACAAGTATATTGATGAAATGAACCATATACGACACGGTTCTTTTATTCGTTGGATACCCATTAGCGACCCAGAAAATATTCACTTAACTTCTGGTGGTATTATTTGTGATATTAAAATTGCCGACACTGGAGTTCATTTGGTTTGCAAAAACTTCGCAAGGAAACATTACCAAATCAAGATGGATGAATGTTTGGTGTTTCAAAAGTTATCGGGACAAGAACAAGTCTTGCTTGCAGCACTAGACCATTTAGCAAATAAATAAACGAACAAGTTGAAATTTATAATATAACCACAATATATTATAAATGGTGAATTTATGTAAATACAAAAATATGTTTGGCGAACCCGACACGGGCGCACATAGTTATCGTTTTTTCAACATTGCAGTCGTAGATGTTGTTTTAACAATTTTAGCAGCGTACTTTTTATCTTGGATCACCAAAATAAGTTTCTTTTATTGTGTCATCGCCTTTTTCATTTTAGGGATTATTGCTCATCGCGCATTTTGCGTAAGAACAACTGTAGATAAACTTCTTTTTCCAAATTCTAATTCAGAGTAACTATCCTCGTCTTCGTTTGTTTTTGCGAGTTCTGTGTTTTTTCTCACACCCGCAATCTTTGAACAATCCCGGAATGAATTTACCGATTTTAATCAACTCAATCTCAAAAGATTTCAATGGTTTTTTAACAGTTGATATTTTTTTATTGCCTTTGTAGTAAGTTACCTTTTTGTGTCCCTTACCGTGACGAATGGTAACATTACGAACCGTTTTTTTTCCACCGTGTTGATGTTTTTGGGTAGATGAAAAGTGAAACTTTTTCAAAGATTTTTTACGACGACGACCTCCATCCATATCACTATCATCGCTAAAATCGCTTTCGCTTTCATCCATATCGGTAAGTTCATCGTGTACACCCAAGACTGCTAAAAATTCAGTTTCCGAAGTTTTTGTTTTATCATATTCTTCTTTATGAAGATCGTATGCTTTCAAAAAAATAACATTTTGGTGTCTAAGTTCAATATTCAAGTTATCACCGTGTTTATTTTCATAAACAATTTTACCATCCCGGTCTATTCCCTTAAATGAGTTGTTAATATAATAATGTGTTCCATCTGGATTTCTTACGGTTTCATAATATACTACATTGGGTATTAAATCTGCTAAACGATAATTTGGATAATCATTAATATTAACTGGAACGTGATAAGGTAACTCTGTCATATCAGTAACTACGCTTTCATTATCACTGTCAAACATTGCATTTTCGACATCGTTTTCTTGTGCCATATTGAAATACTTATATTATATAAATATTTTTTTATAATATAAATTTATATATGAAACCATTTTTTGTTCATTTGTTCCATATTTTGTTTGTCGGTTCTCTCTTTCTGTATGTAGGAACACAACGAACCAGTATACCTAAATTCTTTTATCCGATTCTTTTAGCATTAGCAGTAATCATTTTTTTATACCACGGATACAAAACGTATATGAAGTTATCGTCTGGTAAAAATCCGTGGGTAAACTTAATACACATGTTTATTATTGCACCCACTTTATTCATCATTGGTTCAAACAAAGAGACAACACCTAGATTTTATTTTGAAATCCTTATGATGCTAGGGTTTGCTTCTATTGGATACCACGGATACTATATGGCGACCGAAACTTTCTCTCCTCCACATCCCCCAAAAAAGTAAAATAGACTCAAAAATTAAGACTGAATCCATTTTTTTGTTAGTCCCATTTGGACACTTTCTAACGCACCTTGAGTCCACCCTTGATTCATAGAAATCATCTCTCCCACAATCAACATATTGTGCATTGGATGTTGTAGTTCCTTTACAAATTCGCGACGATTTTTGAATTTTTTATGATTCAAAGGCGCATAGTAGTGAGTACCTATTGGCCAGTAAAAGTCTTTTATAGCAAGTAGATGCAATGTGTTTTGTGGTAAACCGAGAGACTTTTCTACTAAGTATGCAAAAAAATGCCGGTTTTTTTCTGTATTTTCTAGATATTTCTTGAGGAAAATGGCACCATTGTTGTCGGTGTAGGCAATCATATAGACACCTTTTTTGCGATCCATTGGAATTATTTTATAAAGAGGTCCGGGCACAATTGTATAACTTTGCACGAATTTATCCAAAATAGAGAGAGAGTCTTTTGAAAAACGACCATAAACGCGCAAAAATGGTTGCCCGTGGATTTGTTCATAGAGAGAACGATTTGGGATATTCGTCGGAAGAATTTTTAATAAACAACTAACATCCGTAGCAATAATAACTTTTTCACATTCGTAGTTCACATCTTTTTCAGTTTGTATCAAAAAATGGTCACCACTATTTTTTGTTATGTTGGTAACCTTACTTGATATGCGGACATTACCTACTTTTTCTGCCAAACGATGTACGAGTTGTTTCCACGGAATATGCAATGCAGTCCACTCGGTGAAATTATCTTCAAAACCATACTGATAGAGCGTGTCATATGCGTCCTCTTGTTCGTAGTCGGTGTAACCAGCGCAAGTAATAAAGTGATTGTACATGTTGGGTCCCAATACAGAAGTGGCAAATTCCTTAAATGTTAAATTTTTTGGTTCATTTTTACTTTTGAATTCTTTTCTTAAGAGAGAAATAAGTTTTTTAACATCACATGGAGGTTGAATCAACGGAGAATAAGATGGTTTTACTTGAAACTCAGAGTAGTGAATTTTTAATTCTTTCATCAACTCTATCAGTAAATAGTCTTTTTCTTTGCGTCCTACTCCGGCTCCATTCACGACTTCTACTCCTTGGAACATTTCATTGCCAAGTCTACCTCCAAACCATTTTTTCTTGTATCTCTCTAAAACCACCACTGACGTTGAGGGACTCATCTTGTGAATATTATAAGCACTATAAAGTCCGGCAATTCCTCCGCCAATGATTACTACGTCGTAATAGTTTTCTAATTTTTTATTTTGTGTTGTCATATAAATAAATGATAAAATAATATAAAATGAATATTGCATTTTATATTATGTATTGTTAAACAAGGAATGGATTCAAGTGATGAATTAAAAATAGTAGTTTATAATGCCATTAGTATTTCAATTATTGCCAGATTTGTATTTATGTACTTGATGTATATAAAAAAAAGCACCAATATTTATTCGCTACTATTTTGTTTTTTGAACATAACTTCATCGTGTTTGTGGATAAGGTATAGTTTTTATAGACGCGACTATCCGTTACTGTATCGTAGTTGTACTGAAATTTGTTTACTTAGTTGTTGTGTAGTATATATTCTTACAAACAAATACAAAGAACGGCGCACAAATCTTCGTATTGAACCAACAAATACTTCTATTGTTCTAATTTAAAAGTAACATTTTGTAATAATAAAATAAATATAAATAACATAAAAAAATCATTTTATTAAAAGTAAATGGAGTTTAACTATAAATACTATCTAGATAAATACGTAGACTTAAGAAATTTAAATGAAGAACAAGCGCGTTTTCATTGGTTAAACCATGGAATTAATGAAGGGAGAAGTTGTTGTAGTCAAAAAATAAATACTGAAACAAATATTACTATTATTATCCACTTATTCAATGAGTCACTATTTGGTGAGTTGATTGGGTATGTTAATAACGTTAAACTTGTATTTGAACATGTAAATGTTATTATTTCTATAAACGTGAATAGTAATTTTGATAAAACTATTTTGAATTCATATCCATCATTTAAAATATTAAAAGTAGAAAATAAAGGGGTTGATGTATATCCATTTATAGAAAGTATAAAGTATATCAAACAACATGGTATTAAAACTGACTTTATATTAAAATTACATAGTAAAGAATCAAATAACAGCGCAGAAAATTGTTTTGACTGGAGAAAAGAATTAATAGTACCAATTACAAATATTAACAATTTATATGTTTTGCAACATTTTTTCAAAAACATAAAAAACATTGGATATGTTGGTGCGCAAAAATGTATACTTCCAAAAAATTACGATTTGGATTTTCCACAAAATATACGAGGCGTAAATGAACTGTGTGAAAAATTTCAACATTTAGAAAAGGAATGGACAGACTTTGTTGGTGGAAATATATTTTGGATAAACTATGATGTTATAAATGAGTATTTAACTGAAGAATTAATTGAACATGTAAATAGCAAGTTTGTATATGGAAAACCACCATGTAATTTAGGTAACGATAATAGTTACATTGAATATATATGTGAAAGAGTATTTACTGGTATATTTTGTTATAATAAAACAAATATATATGTAAATGAAAACCGTGGAACAAGTAGAGGTCTTTCTGTTTTGAATGGAACTACAGATAAAGAGTATTACTACCAACCGTCAGTGTTTAGTTTTCACATTCCTAAAAACATAATAAACTAGTTATTTTCTATTTTTTAAAGTCTTGTTTTTTGTCTTAGGAACCGTTAAGTTTCGTTTTGTTTTACTGAAAAAAACTTGTTTTTTGTCTTTACAACTAAATTTACCACGTGTCAAACCTTTGCGGTTGAAAATCGTTTTTGTGCATACACCAATTGCTTTTGCTTCATTTGTAGGACTTACTTTTTTAATACACTTGCATAATTTTTCACTGAGTATTTTTTCCGCAGTTGTCTTAATATCTTCGGTTTTAGATGGAACCTTTAAGTTATAATATTTCAAAATTTTTATATAGTCACTTTTAGTAATTTTGTATGAAGAAGAAGACATTGAATTTGTTTGAATACTACTATATTCAAGTATTTTTTTTTTACTTAAACTAATAAATCGTTAAATTCAGTTATTTGTTGATTTTTTAAATATTTATATTTATTAGGTATGGAACACTCTGGAAAAGTAGTGGTATTTGATATGGATGAAACACTTGGTTATTTTACCGAGTTTGGAATTTTCTGGGATTCTTTAAAATTATATTGTGAAAAAGAAAGTATAAATTTTCAACATGCAGAAAATCAATTTAACGAGATATTCAATCTATACCCCGAGTTTATTCGTCCCAATATTTTGTCCATTTTGAATTATTTAAAACGCAAAGTTGAATCTAAAAAGTGTCAAGGTGTAATGATTTATACAAACAATACTGGTTCTAAACCGTGGGTTTTGCATATAAAAGATTTTTTTGAAAGTAAAATTAAATATAAATTATTTAACCACGTTATATGTGCATTCAAGATTAATGGAAAACAAATAGAAATGTGTAGAACAACACACGAAAAAACATTAAAAGACTTTATAAGATGCACTAAGTTACCAGAAAATACTCAAATTTGTTTTTTAGATGATTTGTTTCATCCTAAAATGAATTATGATAATGTCTATTATATTAAACTACAAGCATACACAAATGAACTCCCTTTTTATGAAGTATTGCAACGTTTTGGAAATAGTAGAGTAGGAAAGTCACTTATAAAAGATAGTAATCATTTTTACGAGTGGATGACCAATCAAATGAGTAAGTATGAATACGATTTTGTTGAAAAAACAAAAGAAGATTATGAGATTGACAAAATCATTACTAAGAAAACAATGATTTACTTACAGAATTTTTTTCATAATAAAACAACTGCAGATACTACGAAAAAAATGAATATGGATTTTTCTAAAAAAAGTAAAAAAAATATAAAGTCACAAAACCAACGAACTTTGAAAAATTATAAATAGTATTTAATCATCTGGAGTATCTAGTGTATTTTGTTTTGTTTTATTCACACTTGTTGGTAGTATAGAAGAAATTTTAGATTTTATAGGGTCTAAATATTGTGTAAGTACTTGATTTAACGCTGTTGTTGCAAATAAAAACACACCAGCGCTAAATGCTATTTTTCTATCCAATTCAGTAAAGGTTACTTTACGAAATGCATTGAAACGATATAATAAAAATAAACTCACATAAATCTTCGCATAATAATCAACATTATCTAAATAAGATGGAGCATTTATAGATACACCAAAAAGAATTGCAAAGTAAAGTATCCAAGATATATATATAAATATGTCAAATGCTCTATTTTGAACGTCGTATATTTTTTTGCTTAACATATATATTTATATTTATTTTATCTTTTGTGAATTTAGTAATTTATTTAAAAAATAAAATTATTATATACTAATATTTTATAAGACAAATGAGTAAAAATTATGGTGCAATAACTAATGGTAGTGAAGATGAAATGCAAATAGACCAAGAACGACCTTTACAAAGAACGATTCGCGACTTACTTGGTCCTAATTTCAACGTCGGAAACTATGCTTTAGTAAGTATGCTTACAATGATTGCAGTTATGTTTATGTTTCAAACCGATATTATTGCTTTCCAACAAGCAGTAAATAGATTGCAACCAGACCAAATAAGCGCACTTACTATTGCACTTGGAGGTCCAATTAACATTAATGGAATAACCGACCCCGAACAATACCGTCAAGCAGTAACTGAAATGTATCAAAATTTTGCCGCAACGATGAATATACAACAAGAAAATATTGCTGGAATGGTTGAAGAAATTGTTCGTAGAAATACTGAAATGCAAGAATTAATACCCGCTGGTTGGACGTTCCCAAGTATTTATGGCGAAGAAAGAAGATTTGATTCAGTCGTTCAACTTGGTAACCAACTTTTGAGTGACGCTACAAATCCAGTTATTGCACCAGTGTCGCAGTTATTTTCAACAATCATAACATCATTAAGAACACAATTAGGACTACCAACTATGGGTGACGTGATAAATTCTATACATGATAATATAAGTGACTTTGTTCAAACGAATCCAAGGTTAGAACCAGCGAGGGCATATTATCGTGCGGTTTTGGGTATTTTTAACGGAGGTGGAAATTTATGGGAAGACTTACAAAATATTTCAACCATAACAGCATTTAATCAATACTATCATATTTACGGTGGTGTTTTTGTTGCCTTTTATGTTGCGGTAAGAAACACAGTCTCTATAACTGGATATGTTGCACGAGGAATCGTTAACGTTGGAACAGATGCGGTGTCATTTGCAATTGGTCCAGAGTTATACAATGATATAGTTCGTCAAGTTGGAGATACAACAAGAAATGTAGTGAGACTTCCAGTAAGAGGGGCTTATTACACTGCAAGGTATGTGATTTATCGTATAAATTCTGTTGTAAATTTAGTTGCAAGAGCATTAACACCCAGAAGTGAGTTTGATTTGTTTATGGGCGATCCACAAGAAATTCCAGATAATTTAATACTCAGCGGGCGGGAGCCTGCGCTACTCAACGCAGACTCTTCAGTTGTAGATTATGACACATTTACTGAAATTGCAAACTTTTTAGAGTTATACATTTTAGATAATGAACATTTCCAAAGTGTTATTGAAATGTTAAGTGACCCTGATTTAGCGCAACACTTGGGGACTACATTAGAAGAAGTTCTTGCGCCAGAACAAAATATGAGGCAAAGTCAAGGTGATAGTCAAGAATCAGAGATGACAAATGCAAGTAGTGTAAGTGGGACTTATGGCAGTAACCCAGCGTTAATGGCAAGTTTTCTTCGTAATATATTGTCCGTATTTTTTACAGCATCAGCTGTAGAAGTAATAGAAGACCCAAATGTAGATAACCCAGCAGTACCGTTGATTCGAAAATTGAAATCAGATTTAGATGAAGGATCTAGTCAGTCAACCCAAGATGGTATTGAACGTATCGAGTCGGTCATTCTTCCCAATGTTGAACAAATTACGGAAGAAGTTGAACGAAGAATTGAACACCCGCCAGTATTTCAAGATGATGATAGTATGAATGTTGTTTCATCTGCAGAAAGTTCGCAAAATTCAGAATTTAGCGAAGATAGGGCTGTAAATGTTCTTTCACAAATGCGGACTGCAGATTTTAGTCGTTTAGGTGGTAGAAAAAGAAAAACCAGAGCAAAAAAACAAAAGGGTGGAAAGAGGAGAAAAACGATGAAAAAGTCAAAATTAAGAAAACACAAGACAATAAAACGAAGAAAAAATTATAGACATCGCAAAACAAGAAAAATGTAAAATTGAATAATAATCAATAAAAAGAAATAAAATTATTATATTATATAGTATTATATATAGTATAATGAGCGATTTAAATTTTAATAGCAGTCAAGATATGCGTGCCGAGACCCGGGTTGATTTAAACAACCAACGTATTTATGACCGAAATATTCCTTCACAAATATTACAACCATACATTAGCGTCCGTCCAGTAATGACCAAATATTCCATAATGCCAATTGTTGACCCGCGTGCACCAGTAAATGTTCCTATGGAACAATTACCGATTTACAGTCAAGAACAAATATTCAATCCGGGAACTGCTGCTCCTTGGTCTGGATATGCTTCCAACGTAAATGTAGAGTCAGACTTAAGAAATCAAATATTTGCGTTACAAAGGTGTAGTCAGTCTGTGTACGTTCCAAGTAGTAATAGTGACTTGTATCAATTTGGTTTTAAACCGACAAAACAAGGTGTTCAACCATTTCCAAATTTATTTGCAGAAGAGCAATTTAATAATTTTAATCCAAATCCAGAAAATGTTGGACACAGTGTTTTTTATAATTCCACACGACAACAACTAAAAGACGCTGGCGATATCATGTTTCCAAATAATAATGAGGGTTGTGTAACTGAAAAAAAAACAAATGAAAACAAGAAGGAAGTAAAAGGTAAAAAATAGTAAGTGAAAAGGGTTGGTTCGTTATATATTTATAATAATTCTTATATTGTATTACAAATATGGAAAATACAACTACAAATAAATCTGAAAAACCAGAAAAATCTGAAAAAAATATAATATCTAAATTAAATTACGTTGATGAAGTTACTTTAGAATGTTTAATGAACAAAGAACAATATGGCAAACACGTTAGAAAAATGCCCGCATCATCTATTTCCAAAAAAGTGAATAACTCTGACCGTAAATTTTATAAAAAACGTATTTATGACTTGACTAAGCAGTTATTGAATAATGAACCAGTATCCGAAAATATACTTCCCGACGTGACAAATAGTTTTCAGAATTATATTAAGGCGTGTGTTGATTATTTCAAAACATTGGACAAAACGGATATACTTCAAGAAGACTACCAAAGTATAGAAGATTCTTTAAATAGGGATAAAAACAATGAAATAAATGTAGACTATGTTTCAAATACACAAGAAGCAAACCAGTTGATGATGCGTTCTATAAAAATTCAAGAACCAAATTCACTTGAAAAATTGGTGAAACGAACTCAAACCAAACACGTGAAACAAATGATTTTACCAAGAGAAAAAGACATTAATTTAAAAGACCCAATTCTAAAAAATAAAGGAATTCGTGAAAAGAAAAATATCACTAATAAATATGAAGAAAAAAGTAAAATCAATCAAGAAAAAAATGAAGAAACCACATTCCAAAACGAAAAAATTACACCATAGTAACCCTCGCCAAACTTTAGAAAAAGATTTTGTGAAGGTGCGTTGTTCTCCCAAAAAAAGGAAAAACAAATTCACGTGTTATGACGATGATGATTTGTACAAGTTGAAAGAACTATGGAATGCCAGACACCCAGATGCATTGATTAAATCAAACGATTCTAGAGAAATTTGGGAGTCATTAAATAACTATATGCGCAATACTTGTAATAAAGAATCTTGTTGGTTGAAACAAAAATTTGTAGACAGTAAAATTAGTAAGGAAATTAAGGCATCTTCTTTTGCACCAGAAGCACCGAGTGACTGGAAAAAAAATCCGAATGAATGGTTATCTAGTGTTGACATTTTGAATGTTATGAAACAATATGAAAAAGCATATCCTTGTTTTGATTTTATAGGTCCTTCGCCAATTGACTACGACACACATAAACTATATGGCGAATGTGTATGGGAAGAGTTGTGTCACTTCAATCTTGCAAAAGAAATCAAAAATGGACGTTTCAAAATAGGCGTTATATTTAACTTGGACCCTCATTACAAAGGCGGTTCCCATTGGGTTTCCCTCTACATGAATATTAAAAAAGGGCAAATATTTTACTTTGATAGTGCTGGCGACCCTATACCAAGACAAATTATGAAATTTGTAAAGATGGTACAAAAACAAGGTGCAGAACTAACGACTGGTAAAAAAATAGATTTTAAATTTGACCAGAATTATCCAGTGGAACATCAATATGGTAATACAGAGTGTGGTATTTATTCCTTGTACTTTATCGTGCATATGTTGGAAGATAAACACACTGCAGAGTATTTTAAAACTCATGTTATGAAGGATGAATATATGAAAAAATTTAGAAAGATTTATTTTAACCAAGATTTATAATTTAATTAGTAAAAAATATATAAATAACTCGGTGTATATTTATATATTTGTACAAGTTAAGAAAATGGAATTTACTACAAGCGAGAATGTAGAATTATTATGGGAAATTATAATGGAAGAAGATATTGTAAAGATAATACCGAAGAATAGAATTAACGAATTTCGTCAGTTTTATATTGGACAAGTGAAACAATATTCTGAATATGTGGTTGGTCGTAATACAAATGTTCCTCTTGTAAAAATAAATCAAGAATTTATTTCTGGGTTTATTAAAAAAATTCAACCCATGCCACCACCACAACAACAAAAACAAACAAAAAACAAGGAGTTATATACTTCCGAAGAAATACAGACAGATAAAAGAACTAAATTTGAAAACGAATTAACAAGAAAACAAAATGAGTTCAAAAATGCAATGACTGTTCCATTACCAGAAATTCCCAATTTTGGAGACCAGTTAGATAAACCGATTGGAAGTGCTATGGACGAGTTGATTGCTAAAACACTTGCCGAGAGAAACTATGACATGCAAATGATACAAAAACAAAATACAAGTGGAAACTCAAGTGTTGAACAATTTTTGAAAGGTCAAGAAACCTCTGTGAAAGCAACCAAACACGGCTACAACCCAACTGTTAATGTTCAACCAGAAACTCAACAAAAAGGTCAAATTAAATACATTAAAATTGGTGATGAAATTGATGACAACACAATAAATTCAACAAATGTAATTGATTTATCTAGTCCAAAATTAGAAAGACCAGATAAAAAAAATGTTTCGTGGGGAAACAACGAATATCAAGAATACACACAACAAAATACAGTGGAAAATCAAAACACATTGTTTTCCAAATTGAAATATATGGCACCCAACAACAACAACGAGGTTGAAGTTTTAAAAAGTGAAATAAATCAGTTGAAATCACAAATAACTATTTTAAATGATAAATTTGATAGACTAATAAGTAAACTTACATAACTTGATTAAATTTGTTTGAAAACTGGTTCGCCTTTTTGATTTATTTCAAGAGTTCCCACTAATACTGGTTCAATTCCGGGTTTTTCTAAGGCTAGTTTATAACTTTCATAGTCATATATGTTTTTAACTCTGTCGTCAATTTTGCGATATACATATTTTTTTCCTTTGATTGTGATTTCTTTGCCTCTCCAATCAATTACTTTTTTATTTATCGTTGCAACTGTATCCGTTTCATCTGATCCAATAGAAGGATTATATGAAAACTTTGAAGGTGCTACTTGTCCAAACTGCAAACAATGTAATTGTTCTTTTGAACCACGTTTGGAGTAAGTCGCACAATCAATAGACGCTTCTTTAATTGCTGTTATTATTTGATTACTTACTTCTTCTTTAATTGTTGAAATTTCAAACAGTGTCTCGTCACTTGTAAAAGGGATTTTTGCTTCATCTGGTTTGTCTGGACGTAGTTTGTATGTCTTTTTACTCAAGTCTTTCAACTTCAATTCAATAGACTTGTCACTTTTAATTTGTTCTGGTGTAAAAGTCATTAAATAAATAAACACTTCTACGGTTTGTAACTTTTCTGGTAAGTCTTTATGACTACAAATACGGCGAGCGCGTCCTATAACTTGTTCTAGACGAGCTGGATGCCAGTATGGTTCCATAATATGAACATATCTAGTGTTTCGTAAATTGATACCTTCTGAACCAGACGCAGTAATCATTAAAACTTTGATAATTTCGCCGACGTTATTATTATTTGCAGTGTTTTTCAACTCTTCATACAAGACCGGAGATGAAACCGCAATATTGTCCCAGTTACTATTGTAAATATTACGAATAACTTCTTTTTCTTCAGCACTTTCTGTACCAGTGTACAGCGCAAAGGTTGGTTTTCCTCGGTCTTCTTCATCCATATCTAATTCCCAGTTACCGCTATTGTTTTTCTTGATTTTAAACTGGGCAAATCCATTTTGTTCTAATACCATCTTAAATATTCCGATACCTTCCAAAGTACGAAATTGACTATATACTAGATGTAATCCAATATGTTCCTTGTCTTGAATATTTTCCAACATGTGTAAATATTTTGGACTATATGTTTCTAATCCTCTTGGAGATAAATACTCGTCGGCATGTTCTTTTAAATAACCAATCGCGTTTTGAATACGTTTATCGTAAGTAGAGTCTGCCATTTTTTCAATCACTTCATCACCTTCTATATTTCCGTCCCATTCTCCTTCCAAGTCATTTGTTCCTTTTTTCTCTCCTTCTTTCAAAACACGGTCATATAAGTTGGTTAAATTATTATCATCATTCCCTTTCTTAGTAGTTGGTTTACCCTTTTTATCATCTTCTTTTTCTTCCTCTTTTTCTTCTTCCTTCTCTCCTTGTGCTTCGGGTTCTTTTTCTTCATTTGGAAGAGGACGACCCGGAGGTCTGGGCATAACAAAGTTGCAGTATAAACGAGAGAAAATACGATACGTTGAGGAAGGTTCTTTGAAAATACCATTTTCATCTACGGAACCCTTCTTTTGCTTTGATTTGGTCTCTATTTTTCTCTCTTGTTGTCTTGCTTCTTCATAAATATTGAATTGATAATCACTCATTGGAACTTTAATTACTTTATAATCAGACGCTTTTTCATATCTTGGTAATAATTTTTCTTGAGCACTTCTGAAGTAAGATGTTAAACCCATAATTCGTTTCTTGAACAGTTCAATATTTTTTACATTTCCAGAAGTTCCATCAATAAATCGGTTGGCAAAATCATCAAACTTGTCTGGAAGTGCCTTGTATAAATGAACAATAATATTGCTTTTAAGCACATCTATTTTGTTATCGGACAGTATATGTATTACTTTTCTCTCAAAGTCATCATCCGTAATTGTTCCACGGTCTTCCACAACAGTCTTGCCAGTTGATTTATCAGTATATTCTTTCTTTTTATTAGTGACTCCGTGGTATCCGGATTCTTTCTTTTCTTTGTTTTCAAATCCAAATGGATTGCGAGTAATGGTTAGTTTTTTAGACGCAACATTGTAGTCCATATAATCCATTACTTTTTCTCTCTTGAAAATTTCAGAAAGCATTTCTTTATCCACTTTTTGTCCGCCTTTG